GTTAATCAATTCCTACAGTGTTTTCACTTAGTTGAAACTGTGAACAAAGAACATGATGTAGCTATGGCTAGGATGCCAAGAACTTTTCCTAGACATCAATCTATGGTTAAACATTTCTACATGGAGAAAGATTTTAAACATTTGTCTTCTAACTTACCTATTTTGGCTTACTTTAGTGATGGGAGAATGAATATGGCTTTTAACGCTGTCGGTAGTCTCTCTATGGTCCCTGTGGATGCTTCTAATAAGTATTCCAAATTTGTACTAGCTAGGTCCTTATTGGTACCTTTAAACACTGTTGTTGGTGATTGTGGAAATCTGTACGCAATAAAGAACAGATCGACAGAAGGAAGGAAGTTTTGTGCTATGCATGTAGCCGGTTCTCCAGCTTTTGCACATGGAACTTTACTTACACAAGAATCCTTGGAAAAGTACCTTGCATTGTTTGGTGAAATTGGTGAATTTGATGTTCCTGATCTACCTCGATCGGAACCGAAACTTGCAATTCCCCAATTCAATTATGTAGGTGATATAAATCCTGCTCCTTCTCATTCTACGCGAACGACTATTCGAAAGTCAGTATTACATGGACTGATAGAACCCGTGGAAACAACTAATTCATTGCTTAAGGCTTACACCAAGAGTGATGGAACGGTCGTAGACCCTTGGCACAATGCTTTAAGCAAATATTGTACGCCACCTCCTCTTATTGATGAGATTATGCTGGATAATGCTGCTGAAGATTTTCGCATCTATTTGAAAGACAACTCGCGCATTTCAGTTTCTCACAGAGTCTTAACTTTTGAAGAAGCTCTCAACGGAATTGAGAACGATCCCGATTTTAATTCAGTTAAGTCTAACTCTAGTCCTGGATATCCTATGAATCTCTCAAAATCAGCTAACCTCAAGAAGAGTATTTTCTCTAATCCAGTAGGATCTAAAGAGAGAATTAAAGCTACAGCAGAATTGAAAGTTCTTGTTGAAGAAGCTATTGCCGCTCTCAAAGCTGGTAATCTACCTTTATTCTTTTGTGTGGACAATCTAAAAGACGAACGCAGGAAAATTCAGAAAGTCAAAGACGGAAAAACTCGAGCTTTTATGGGTATTCCCTTTGTTATGGGCATCGTTAAAAGAATGTATTTCGGCACGTATCTTTCGTGGGTGCACAAAAACAAGATTTCTAATGGGTGTGCTATTGGAGTTAATCCCTACTCTTCTGATTGGGATCAATTAGCTAGACATCTCATGGAAAATCTACAGGATCGTGACGATCCTGGAATTGGTGCAGGTGATTATTCGGGATTTGATGCTTCTCAAAATGTTTTCGTGATGTGGAAAATTTTAGATATAATTAATTCCGAGTATCAAAATGAGAAAGATAATGCTATTAGATCCCTATTATGGGAGACGATCACTAATTCTTACCATATTGTTCATGGCCAAGTCTATTCGTGGGACGCTTCATTGCCTAGTGGAGATCTTTTAACTGCTCTCATTAATTGTTTCACTAACC